AAATTATAAACCTTTTAACTATTAAATAATGGATTTAACACAAGTAAAAACAATCAGCGCAATACAAGGTGCGGGAACTTATGAAAGCCCACACGGTCTTTTGTACTCATTCGATTATGAGTTTGACGACAACACTTCAATTCGTGCAAACCACAAGACACAACAATCACCATTCAATGTAGGTGATGAAGTCAATGTTACCGTTAAAGGAACAAAGGAAGACTTTAGTTGGGGACAAGTACAACGCAAGATGGACGGGTTTGAATTTGGTGATAGGTCAAGAACTTCGACTTCGACATCTAATTCGGTGACACGCTTTGAAGACCGCGATGCTAAACGTCAAAGTCTTATTATGAATCAATGGGCTATTCGACTGGCAATTGAAACTGAATTGGGAGTTGCACCGCCTGACAAGTTTGAGTTACGAAATGCTATTGCCATAGCTAAACTGTTAAAGAAGTACGCTTTAGATTTAGAGAATGTTGACGTGTCTTTACAAGCTGAAGAACCAATTGAAAACCCTTTCTAAGATGAAAAGAAGATCAGACTTTAAAGAGTTCATAGGTAAACACTATGGAACACAAAGACGAATGGCAAGTGAATTGGGTGTTACACCTGAAACAATTCGGTCTTGGATCAATAGAAATCCTAGGGGGATTCTTAAATACTCACCGGAAATTGTTAAAGAAAAGAATGTGACAGCATCGCAAATCGTTTGGGAAGTAATGCACCACGAACGTTATTTGCAAGGATGATTGATTACTTTACTTTCGCAACGGAAGACGCAAACCGATACGGTGTTGATGGGGCTATTATGCTTCATCATATCCGATATTGGGTTGCAAAGAATGAAGCCAATGATAGGAACTTTCACGACGAAAAATATTGGACATACAATAGCCAATCGGCATTTGCTAAGTTATTTCCGTTTTGGACAGCACGAAAGATAGGTCGTCTACTTACAAAGCTTGAAGAAGAAGGCGCAATTGTGTCGGGAAATTTCAACGACAAAAGATATGACCGAACCAAGTGGTTCACATTGACAAATGCAATTGACAATTATGGTAGTATGGATATGTCAAAAATGACAAATGGATTAGTCAAAAGTGACTCACCTATACCAAATAACTACCAAGACACTAATCAAAGTATAACACATATAGTGATGCCTTTTGATTCTGATTTGTTCAAAGAAAGTTGGACACTATGGAAGAAGTACAAGAAAGAAGAACATAAATTTGGCTACAAGTCAGCGGTATCAGAACAAGCCGCATTGAAGAAACTAAGTAACCTATCAAACAACAACGAACAAAATGCAATCGAACTTATCGAACACGCCATCGCGCAAGGGTGGAAAGGATTCTACACTAACGGAATACGCTCAAAAGGTAAAGATTTCGACGCTGAAAAGTATCGCGCTTATATCGACACGCTCTAAGATTACACCGGCTGAAGCGTGGCATCACGGCACAAATGTCCGTTCAGCATATAAGCACTGTCCTAAAATAACACACGCCGCATTGACAGCTTTATTAAAAAGCACGTTAGACTATTTAGACTATTCTAAAACCATTCGTGAAACTGAACACATCATTGAAGCTGTGGATCATTTGATTGAAGAATTTCCAGTGATGAAAATCGAAGAATGGCGATGTATTATGATGAACTTCAAGACAGGCAAATATGGCAACCAATATGAACGCCTTATGTTGCCCGAACTTGTCGAAGCGTTTCAGCAATTCGAAGGTGAACGTGCCGAGCGTCGCGAAACAACTTGGAAGCATATCAAAGACAAGGTACAAGAACCAATGTCAGAAGAACAACGCAACATCTTTAAGAAGTTAGCCGAAGACTTAGACTTGCCCGAAGACGATACTGACGAACGTGGACGATGGAAGTTTATCGTACACCCTAATTCAACACCCGATGAATGAAGTCAGTACCATAGGGATAATAAACAAAAACAACCCAACAAGTTTGCGCTTGGTAAAAGACAAGCACTGTTCTTATGACGCTGAAGATAATCTTCATATCGTAGAAATAAAGAACCGACGATCTTACTATCCAACCAAAATGATTGAAGCGTTAAAGTTGTTTTCTAATTATCAGAAAGCGCAACTAAAGAAGAAGCATTTTATTTATGTGGTGACTGACGAAAAAGGTCTTTACACTTTTAACATATCAAAACACATAGACACAATTATTGCATCTGGTTTGGTAAAAAAAGAACAGCCAAGCAAGACAGACTTTAAAGGGGGCAAGACAATAATTAAATACTACTACAATCTCGACGAAGAACTTTCGTCATTTACATACTTAAAATGAAAACTTGCACAAGCATATCAGGTGGACAAAGTTCAGCATATATCGCATCAGTATATCCAACAGACTATAATGTCTTTGCGTTGGTTACAGTTTTAGATAAAAATTGCGCACCAAAAGACAAAGGGCTTGTGAAAATTGTAAGTGATAAAATTGGCAAAGACTTTATTGGAACGGTTGAGGACGACGTTATTATTTACACCATCTTAGACTTAGAACAACACATCGGAAAAAAAATCGATTGGGTTACTGGAAAGCCATTTGAACATTTAAGAAAGACAACAGTGCCAAATATAATGTGGCGTTATTGTACTGAACTTATGAAGATAAAACCAATGTTCGAATGGTGGAAAAAGAACTTCGATGAACCTATTCAAATGAATATAGGGTTCAGAGCCGGTGAAGATCGCCGGGCTAAAAATATGCTGGACCGTTGCAACGAAGATGGATTAAGAGCGTACAACAAAACATATTGGCAAAAACCTTTTTTCCCAATGATTCAAGACAATGTTCATCGTGATAAAGTGGTGAAGTATTGGAAGGACAAAGACGTTAGGTTTGCAGTACAAAACAATTGTGTTGGTTGTTTCCATCGTAACCCGTTAGTGCTTCGAAAAATGTTTGATTTACACCCGAACAAAATGCAATGGTTCATTGATGAAGAACTTAGAAAGAATGGACAATTCAAAAGTGAAATGTCTTATTCAGATATTAAAAAGCATAAACTACAAACGGAAATCAACTTTGAAGATTGGGGGTGCGACAGTGGTTATTGTGGTCTTTAGTTATACCCAATAGTTGCAGAACAATATTAATTGATTTATATAGTCCTATATGGAAGGACTTGTTATTGCAATGGTAGTTTTGGCGTTCGTAGATATTGGCGTTGAATACTATTTGTACGAAGGGCTTAGAGTTAACGAAGCCATCATTGCTTTACTTGGTATTTTATTCTTATGCCTGTAAAGCGTTCAACACTAATCAAGAAACTTGACAAGGTGTTTAGCCAATACATCAGACTAAAGGACGCGGATCACGCCGGGTACGTTTCTTGTTTCACTTGTGGTGTAAGTAAAAATTGGAAGGAAGTGGACGCAGGCCATTTTCAATCGCGAGGTAAATACGCAACACGTTGGCACGAAGAAAATGTACGCCCCCAGTGTAAACGTTGTAATGGTTTTCGCGGGGGTGAACAGTATCAATTTGCGCTAAATCTTGGTACGGACTTAGCTGATGAACTTGTTTATCTAAGCAACCAACCGGCGCGACTTACTAACGATTGGTTGTTGGAAAAGATTAAACACTACCAACAAGAAGTGAAAAAACTTTTGTAAGCTTTGGGTGTGGTTCAAAAATACATAAGGGAAAACTATGGCGCGATAATAGAAATCGCTAAAGTCATCACGCAAGGACGACACCCGGATTATGAAGACTTGGCACACGAAGTTATTGTGATGGTGCTAGAAGCGAACCGCGATAAGATGCGTGTCATTGTAGAAAAGAATCAAATGAGGTTTTGGATAATTCGGTTATGTATAAACAACTACCGAAGTACAACAAGCCGCTATCATTACAAATATCGAAAGCCAAAGGAACGTCACCGTCAAGCATCGGAACACCTAAAACATATACACAACCTAAACGACATAGATCAAAAGAAGTGGAATGAAGTATTGTTGAACTTTATAGAAGACAAACTTGAAGATGTAGATTGGTTCGAAAAGAATTGCTTTGCTATTTACTACGGCGATAAGCATTCCTTAAATTCAATGGCGAAAGAAACGGGCATCAGCCGCAACACGTTATATCGTGCAATCCGCGATGTCAGAAATTACATACAAAATGAAATCAAAAAGCAAGGGTTTAGGCGACACCATACAAAAAGTAACTAAAGCAACCGGAGTTGAAAAAGTCGTAAAGGCATTTTTCGGTGACGATTGTGGGTGCGATAAAAGGAAGGACCGATTGAATAAGATGTTCCCTTATCGTGATATTGAACCAATGACTGAAGAACAATATACCTTTTTTAAAGATGTTCTTCAACCGGCATATCGTGGACACCAAACTTTGAAAGGCGAAGACTCCGATTTCTTTTATCAGATGTACAACGACATATTCGGAAAGAAGCAAAAGAAAACCAAGTGTACATCGTGTAACAAAAATATGTATATTGAACTTCTAAAGGTTTATGAAGCACAATGTACTAATGACGAATAATTTCTATTTGAACGTGGGATATTTATATGACAAAGACGGTAAAGCGCAAAAAGAAATAACGAGGACGAAGGCGTTAGCGATTACAAAAGAACGTGTAAAGCAAATGGGTTATTGTTGGGCTGATTTGGAAAGCGAAAAACGACACCGACATTTGACCGATATGCGCAAGGTCGTATGTACATACCTATATGATAACCGATGGACATTTCCACAAATAGGCAACCTACTAAATATGGATCACAGTTCAGCCATATATCACCGTCGTACATTTAACGAACTCCTACAAACCGACAACCAAATGCAATCGCTTTGGTTACAATTTAAGAATACACAATGACCGCACGAAAAGCGAAACGCCACATCAACGAATCAGACGACTATCTTGTTCTTAGTAGATTGCGTGACACCATACTTGTTGACCATAAGGACAACGATTCTTTTAACATTATATTGGACTTAGCAGTTGCCAACCCTCATTTCTTGGGATTGCTCAAGTCTGTAATCAAATCAGTCGATGAATATACAAAGCAAGAAAATTCCGATCAGCCAGATTCAAGTAGATCCGAAGAACCCAAGGATTCTCAACAAGACGAAATTCAAGAAGCTGAAGTCATCGATTGAGAGCTTTCCTGAAATGCTTGAAGTGCGACCTATTGTCGTGGCCGATGGTATTGTGGTAGGTGGTAATATGCGACTACTCGCAATGAAGGAATTGGGATTTCGCGAAGTCACAGCCATTGACGTTACCGATTGGACACAAGGGCAACGTGATGAATTTATGATTAAAGACAATCTAAACTTTGGCGACTGGGATTACGACTTACTCGCAAACGAATGGGAAGGTACTGACCTAGATAATTGGGGACTTGACTTATGGCAAGAAGAAGAGGAGAAGGAAGAACAAGAAGACAAGTTTCTTAAAGGTATAAAGATTGACTTCATAATGGACGACTACGATACCGCTAACGAACTTATCAATGCACTAAAGAATTCAGACACCTACATTGGGGGGATTGTCTTGGACGCTTTAAGGACTCAATTCAAATAACTCAAATGGCACACAATAAAAAAGACTTTCTTGAAGCACTTGAACGCTCACTTGGTGTAGTAACCACCGCATCGAAAGCGTGTAACATAGGAAGGCGAACACACTATCGTTGGTTAGAAGAAGACGAAGAATATGCTGATGCGGTTAAAGACATACAAGAAAGCGCGATTGACTTTGCTGAAAGTTCACTACACCAACAAATCAAAGAAAAGATTCCAAGTAGTACAATCTTCTATTTGAAGACCAAAGGCAAACACCGAGGGTATGTAGAAAAGCAACAAATAGAAGTAAACGAACCGAAGCCGTTCAAATGGTTTGATGACGAAAACTAAAAAACGCAAAGACGCAAAGAAAAGAAAAAAGCTTCGCAAGTTATTTAACGAACACGGGGTTAAATTCTACGAACCAACATCAGGCGTATTCAAGGTGAATGGTATAACGTATTATCCAAAAGCTAAGAAGTATCAAATGGACGGTAAGTGGATTGGTGTTACTTGTGTTGAAGAATTTATTGAAGTGATTAAGTGAAGCAGCCATCGACATACTATCACGCTAAAAAGTCTAAAGCGAAGATTCAAGTTCATCAAGGGGGAACGCGAAGTGGCAAGACATATTCTTTATGTCAGGTGCTAATTGAATTGTGCTTCAAGAATAAGGACGCTGGTATTGTCATTACGATAGTTAGAAAAACATTCCCAGCATTAAGGGCATCGGTGATGCGTGACTTCTTCGACGTACTAACTAAGGGGGGTAACTACTCCGAAGAACACCACAACAAGTCACAAGCAACATACACCTTGTTTGGCAACCTTGTCGAATTCATTTCAGCCGACCAGCCACAAAAATTGCGTGGACGTAAAAGAACGCTGTTGTACATTTGTGAGTGTAACGAATTATCACTCGAAGACTTTCGTCAACTAATTTTAAGAACAACGGATAGGGTGTTCCTTTGTTACAATCCAAGTGATCAATACCATTGGATATACGAACACGTTCTACCACGCGAAGACGTGGACTTCTTTCAAACCACATACCTTGACAATCCATTCCTAGAACAAAGTGTTATTGATGAAATAGAACGCTTTAGAGAAACCGACGAAAACTATTGGCGTATATATGGACTTGGTGAACGTGGTGTCAATGTATCGGCTGTATTCCCACAATGGCAAGTCGCTGATGAAATACCAGAACGGGCAAAGCTTGTGGCGTATGGGTGTGACTGGGGCTTCACTAATGATCCAACCGCAATCGTTTCAGTTTGGCGTGAAGACTATTCTTTGTATATTAAAGAACACCTTTATTCAACCGGTCTAACCAATAGGGATATCAGTATGGAACTTGACAAGCTTGAACTCAATAGGACACCAATCATTTGCGATAGTGCTGAACCGAAGTCTATTGAAGAACTTCATCGGTTAGGGCATAACGTCAAGCCGTCAAAGAAAGGTCCTGACAGCATTCGCTTAGGTATCGACATAATGAAACGCCATAAGTTGTATATACTTAAAGACTCATTAAACGCACAAAAGGAATTTAGAAACTACCGATGGGAAACAAATAAAGACGGCGTTCAATTATCTAAACCTATCGACCATAATAATCACATTGTCGATGCGGTGAGGTACGTTTGTATCAATCGCATTGGAACACCCTATTCAGGCAAATACTTTATATCATAATGGAAATAATCGTACCCGATTCAATGGCTGATGTTACAGTCAAGCAATATCGCGACCTATCCAACATCGACCTAAAACAAGACACAACGGAATGGATGTCAGAATCGATTGCTATTCTATGCAATATCGATAGCGTAATTGTAAACAAACTAACACTAAATGAATTAGACAGAATAGCCGTAGTAATTAACAAGGTCACAGATCCTGAACAAAACAACCAAGAACTTCAAAAGAAGATTGACTATAAAGGAAAGCGTTATGGCTTTCACCCTAACCTGTCAAAGCTAACCGTTGGCGAGTTTGCAGACTTAGAATCATACTGCAATGGTGGTTACTTTGAGAACCTGAATGAAATCATTGGAATATTGTATCGACCAATAGTAACGGAAGGGGGTGACTTCTACACAATAGAAGACTACGACGCTGTTGTTTTGCCTAACTATTGGGATGACTTGAAGATGGATGTTGTGCTTGGGGCAACCAATTTTTTTTTGTCTATCGCCGAAACCTTAACGACCGATTTAGTCAACTATTCAAAGGCGGATCAGGCACAAACATAATTGCGCAAAAGTGGGGATGGTATTCTATTATTTACAATCTTGCTGGCGGAGACCCCTTAAAAATAGAAGCCGCAACCTTAATTGAAATAGAATCGGCCTTTACATATTTAGCTTATGAACAAGACCTGAATCGACAAAACAAGTCACCCGACGCAGAACAATATAGATGAAATCTTATATCCAAATAACGAACCTACTTCAAACGATAACTAACAATCATTTGATACTTCAGCACTTTGCCGCAGGACCATTAGACCAAGTTGATATTGATAAGCTTGGCCAAACACAATATCCATTTTTGTATTGTGAAATCCTTGGCGCAAACATCGACAATGGTGTTATGAGTTACGACCTTGAATTGTTAGTTGCTGATATGATACAACCGGATTTAACAGACCGCAATCAAGTCTATTCTGACACCCTTCAAATGTTGCACGATGTATTGAATCAATTCATTCAGTCACTCGCTACAACAAACACTACAGTCGATGACGATTACAAAGCCGAACTTCCAATTACTTGCACCCCATTCACAGCCCGATTCGATAACGAATTAACCGGTTGGAGTGGATCACTAACCATAGAGGTATCGAATAAAAACGACCTTTGCATTGCACCCTTTAGTTAATGGCTAAACTACAATTCACAGTAGATGGTGTAAGCTATCCGGCAACACACACTAAGAAGGCATTAGAGGTCATCGGTAAGCGTTGGCGTAAGAACGCACGAACATCGCTGAAGATGCAAGGACGTGTGAACACTGGTGCGCTTTACAATTCAATGAAGGTGTTTGTAGGTTCTAACCAACACGCGATGTATGTTAACATCACCCCTGACGTTGACTATTGGGAGTACGTCGACAAAGGTGTTCAAGGTGCTTCAAAGAATATCTTTCCTAAACAATCAGAATCACCATTCAAGTTTGGAAGTGGAAGGGGCAAGCCGGGACTTAGAGGGGCTATTGACCGATGGACTACACAAAAGAACATTCAAGGAACACGCGATGCACAAGGTCGGTTCGTACCACGCAAATCGATAGTCTTTGCAATTACAAGGGCTATTTGGAATCGAGGTTTAAAGCCGTCGTTATTTATTACGGGAACTTGGAAGCGTTTAAGAATTAAAGCCCTTAACATTTTAGCCGTTGCCATTGGTGAAGATATGGCTGAAGCAATAAGACAATCACTACAACAAAACCCTAATCTCGAAGTAGAATGAGTATGACCGTAAGACAACGCCCAAACACAGCAGATGTACACGGCGTATTTGAACAACAAATGTATGTAATATCTTCAACGGAATATTCTGGTGGTTCTTATTACAAATTTCGTTACATAGCTGAATGGTATGTTGCAGGTACTAAAGTTGCAACGGTAAAGGTATATCCTAATGCAGAAGGTTGTGGTGTCTTTAGAGTGGAACAAATAGTGCAAGACTTTATGTCTATAACTAAAGCAGATCAAAATGTTTCCTCAAATCAGATATACACGGTTTCTATTCATACACTAGGGGCGAACAGTGTTGCAAATAGTTGGTCGATAAATAACGGCGAAAACTTCCGAAAAGTTGAAATGCGATTCAAGCAAGAATATTCTACTACAGCAACAGGAAATCCGGTTGTTGACGCTGTTAATAAAATAGACGGGGAATATATTGATTACATAATGTCGGCGGGATTAAGAAGAAACATCAAAGGAACACCCGCCACTTGGGACACTGGTATTAAGCAATTTTTGTCAGACGAAAATTGGCTTGACTCATACATTCCGTTGTCGCTCGCAAGTAAAATTTTAAGCGACCGTCAAATTGATTCAACCTTTAGAAGTACAACGGCAAGTAGTGTTCCTGTTGTTCATCAAGACGTGACGCTTTATGATGTTAGAACCTTTGGCGTTTTAATGGATGGTAGCGCACCAACAGGTTCAACGGCTGTGTCAGCGTGGATAGGAACATACAATTCAAGCAACGTCCTTACAGCTTCAGGTTTTATAACAGCTTCAACTTCGGGGGGTACTGCACCGGGTTCAGTAACAATCGATAATGAGCGACAACAATTCCTTGGGATAGGTCCTTACAATTTAAGTGTGCAAACATCAGTCGCGGCTGTTGCTGCGGAATTTGCTGCACCATTAGCAACTAATACCGTTGCATATTACGAAGTATTTTTAATGAAAGATTCATCAACCGTGCCGTCTACCGGAACAACATCTGATATGGCTTCTTGTTGCTATCAGTTTACCGTGAAAGGTGCAGATTGTATGTATGGCGTTGAAGGGTATAACCCTATCACTTTGGCGTGGCAAAATTCACTTGGGGCGTGGGACTATCAAAGTTTTAACTTAGTTAGTCAAAAGCAAACCACTGGAACAAAGCGCAAGACGTTCGAACAAGTTGCGGGAAATTGGGACACTGCAGACGCTTCACAAGACTTCAATTACCGTGGTGATCAAGGGGGACTTCGTATAGCAAAAGTAAACGCACATCAAGAATACACAGCACACACCGATTTATGGAATGAAGATGAAGTTGATTTACTTGAAACCTTAATGTTGTCACCTAACGTGTTCCTGATTACTTCACAAGGAGTTACAGTAACACCTGTTGTGATAACGAACACAAGCTTTGTCTTTAAGAAGAACGTCAATGAGCGTGGACCATTCTTATATCAAATCAAGTTTAAGAACGCTAAAGAAAGACCAACAACAAAAGGTGGAACATATAGAGGTTACTGATGATTGAATTAATTGCATACGAACAAAGACCAACTCTTGCTACCGATATGGTCGGTAAGCAATGGACGCTAGACATAACACAACCAGGGAGTGTGTCTTTGAATTACGAAGTAAGTAAAGGCGATGACGTAATGGGAAGATACAGCCCTTTTTCGCAGACGTTCCGATTACCGTTTACAAATTACAATTCACGATTCTTTGCATTGTATTATGATGTAAACCTTTCTCCATCAAATGCCACGGGAACGGGCTTTAGTATTCATCGAAAGACGGTGTGTGAAATACGTTCAGACGGGATTCCGATTATTCAAGGAACACTTCAGCTTAAAAACGTACACACCAAAAGTGAAGAATACGAAGTCGTTGTATTTGGTGAAGAAGCAAATATCTTTCAAGAAGTAAAAGACAAAAAACTGATTGACTTATTCATTAACGATACGGGTGCAATTAATGTGGATTATGACGTTTCTTTAACACCTCAAAATATTACAGATTCTTGGGACTTGAGCAACGATGTAACTGAAGGTTCAGTCGGTGCGGGTACTATTTTGTTACCTTTAGCGGATTATGGTCTTGGTGGTGAATCAAACTTTCTTTACTATGGATATGAGTTCCTAACTGTTGGAGAAGGAATCGGGTGTTCAAATTGTGAAATGCTAATGCCGTATATGTTTAAGCCGGCAATACAACTTTCAAAGTTGTTTGAATTAGTGTTTACAAATCAAGGGTACGAAATAAATTCAAATAGCTTCTTAACGTCTGACGCTTGGACGAAGCTTTATATGACACTCGCAAGTGACCGCGAAATGGTAGCAACAAGGGGTGTGTTGGGTTTAAGTGCGGGACGTTCGTTTACTGATCCTATTGGTAGCACTTGGAAGTTTAGTGAAGTAAATGGCGGAACAGGTTTAAGTTATCAAAATATAACTAGGACTTTAGAATTAAACGACACAACCGGCGCGGGTTATTTGTCAGATCCACCTGCATTATTTGACGTAGAAGACAATTGGGATGAATCTCAATTTTGGTTTACTGCACCCGCTGACGGCACATATTATGGGCGTGTATATATGAAATATGTTAACGCCTTTAACAACCCTGCAACCGGAAGTGCGACGGTTAAAATTAACCTTGTACGCATTCCGGGTAGTGCCGGTGGAAGTGAAGCTTATATTGGAGGTATAACAGAACAAGTCATTGAATCACCAACAACGCCCGTTGAAATGACACCACTTGACTTTTCTATTGAAATGCTTGCAGGCGACAAACTTCGTGCGCGATACACTTTAACTTGGTACACTGGTGCGGATGGTTCAACCTTTGCCGCTTCAACAGCCGGAACATATGTAATTATTTACGCTTCGGAATTAACAAGCGGTGTGGCACAAATGCCAAACAATATGCCCGACATTCAGCAAGGCGCATTTGTTAAAGATATATGTCAACGCTTTAACCTTTGTATTGTCGCAGATCCTAACGATACTAAAAAGCTAACGATACAACCTTGGCAAGACTACCTTGAAGCGGGTACGCGAAAAGATTGGACTGATAGGTTAGACACTTCCAAAGAGTTTACAATAAAATCAACAGATTCTATTCGTAAAAAGTATATTCATTTCAGCGATGCAGAAGATTCAACCATCTCTAACGCACAATTCGAAGAAGCGAACGGCTATGTAATCGGTGAGTACAAACAAGAAGTTGGTAAAGACTACACGTCGGGTACGTTAAAAAACGACGCAGTATTTGCACCTTTTCAAGTAGGAAGAATCCCAAAAGCAAACGGGTGGGATATTAGTCAAATTGGTAACGTGCTAATACATAAGGGTTATGGCGTAGATACAAACGGAGCAATATCTGATGCAAAGC